GATAACTCGACAGATGCTGCAAAGCTACGGTCAACAATTTCTACTAAATTATCAGCAGAAAAAGAATATTACACTAAGATTAAACAGTTAGCACTGGAACAATATCAATATGAGAATCGCTACCAAATAGCAGCACTAAATGCCTATAAGTCCGGTGTCGAACAGGCAATGAATAGTATCCTTACTAAAACTAAGTCGTTCAAAGAGGCTATGACAAGTATCTTTAGTAGCCTTTGGAAAGCTGTAGCGCAACAGTACAGCTCCGACTTTGCAACAAAGTGGACCGCTGGCTTAAATAAATTAGTGCTAGGCCAAAAGAAAAATAACACGCTAATTAAGGCGGATAACACCACGACAAACGCCGCCGGGACAGCTAGTAAATTAGCAAGCGATACCACGCAAACAGCCTCAGACGATAAGAAGACAGCCAAAGAAATAGCGAACGCCAAGAAAGTCGCCGCTGAACAACAAACAGACGGTACGCAAGCAGCACAAACTGCTGTAACCAATATAGGTACAGAGCTTACGGCCATGCTTGAAATGGCTGCTATTATGTACGCTTTATCTGCTCTGTTTGGTGGTGGATCAAGTTCTTCTTCTAGCACAACCACCCGATCGTCGTCTTCTTATTACGGCTCAGGCGCGACAACAAGCCTACCTTCTTATGATGTAGGCACTTTGGAAGTCCCCGAGGATATGCTGGCCCAGGTACATAAAGGTGAAACAATTGTCCCAGCTACTTTTGCTGAAGGCGCTAGGGACTTTATTTCAAATGGTGGCTTCTCCGGTAGCAATAATAGCCAACAACAATTCAGCGTACCTAAAATAAGCCATAACCCAACTTACAACATTACCTCAATGGATGGCAAGGGAGTTGGACAAGTGCTGCAAAATAATAGTCGTGAGGTTACCCAGGGGCTTGCTAAGGTTAGTCGAAGCTTGAATATAAAAAACGCTAGTAAATGGGGGAGGCCATAAATGAGTGATGCTGTATTTCCAGACTTAAATGGCCTGGCATTAGGTATAAAGAAAAAACCGGAATTTGTTACATTGCAGCAAACCAGTACGTTAGGGGTAGATAAAACTCTATCCCTTCGGCCTTACCCACGATGGACATTCACTTTAGCTTATGATTACTTGATAGATAAAAGTTTAGCTACCGATGATATCCAGCAGATTATTGGTTTTTATTTAAACCGTTATGGCAAATACGATGATTGGCTTTATCAAGATTTGTACGATAATACTTGCTCAAAACAAATATTTGGCGAAGGCGATGGGGCAACAACAGTTTTTCAGCTTTGCAGGAGTTATGGAGCTTTCATTGAGCCAGTGATTGGTTTAGCGGAGAAACCGACGATTTACATAGGCGATACGGAAACAACGGATTTCACTTGGACGACAAAAGGAAAAATAACGTTTACGTCAGCGCCGGACGATAGTAAACTCTATTGGTCCGGTGGTTTTTATTATCGGTGTAGATTTACCGAGGATGAAACGGAATTCGAAGAGCTAGTAAATAATATTTGGACGGCCCCAACAGTGCTGTTTAAGTCGGTGCTACTATGAAAAGCTGTTCAACGACATTGCTTACTCTGCTTAATTCAGCCACTAGCTTATGCATGGCTGAATTATTTGTTTTTACCCTAACTGATGGAACCATATTCCGTTTCACTTCTTTGCCTTATACGTTCAAGTGTGGAAGCTATAATTATAGTCCGCTACCAATTGACACCGGGGATTTTAAGCAATCGTTAGGCTTTTCGGTGGATGAATTATCGTTAACCATGTACTACGACACTGATACGTTGACAATTAACGAAAAGAGCGTTTATATTCCCCGGGCACTACGCTCTGGTTCATTCAGATATGCAGTTTGCGAATATTATCAGGTGTTTATGGAAAGTTGGGCCTTATCGGCTACCGAAGATTATCGTTTACTATTATTCGCCGGCCGGACTGAAGTTGAATCTGCCGGCAGAAGCAAGGCTGAATTAAAAATAAAATCTTTTAATGATATTTTATCGACAAAGAGCCCGCCTAACTTATACCAGGCGGGCTGCGTAAATTGCCTATACGGTTATGTTTGCGGCTTAGATGAAGATGATTGGACAGAGCAATACACATTACTCGCAAGTAGTACAAAAAGTACATTGTATGTGTCTTGCGCCCATTCTGCATCTTATTATCAAGGCGGCTATGTCAAATTTAAAACCGGTGATAATTATGGACTGAGCCGGACTATAAAATCTCATACTTATGATTCTAGTACCGGGATAGCGACGCTGAATCTTATGTGGACGCTGGAATATACACCCGAAACGGGGAACAAGGTAAAGCTTATAGCGGGCTGTGATCATACAATGGCGCTCTGTAAAAGTCGGTTTAGCAATTACGATAACTACCGCGGCACGCCATTTATACCAGTACCGCGGGTAAGTGGAGGTTAATTTCATGACTGAATTAGAGAAACAGCAAAGACAGTCCGTGGTGGAAGAAGCAATATCTTGGATAGGTACGCCTTACCATAATGAAGCCCGTGTAAAATATGGTGGAGTTGATTGCGGCCTATTTATCCTTGAAGTATTTGAGCGATGCGGGTTAGTACCTCATATTGAAATCCCGCATTATTCATCATCGTGGCATTTGCATCACAGCGAAGAACAATATTTGGGTTGGGTTAGTAAATATAGTCACGAAGTTAAAAATCGTGACCCACTGCCTGGCGATGTAATTTTATATCAATATGGGCGATGCATTAGCCACGGGGCCATTGTGATTGATTATCCTAAGATCATCCATTCTTATATTCGGCTTGGAGTTGTTTACACCGACAACACGCAAGGGCAATTACCTAAAAGGCAAAGGGCTGTATATTCGTTTTGGCCGGAAAGTTAGGTGGTGTAATTGGGCGGCTCAACAGTAACGACAGGTACTAAATATGATTACCTGGACATAACTACATCTTCTTTTGGTGAGCCAATAAATATTATTTTTGGTACGCACAAAATTAGCGGGAATTGTATCGACTATATGGATTTCACGGTCGTGACGAATTCAACTACAAGCGGCAAGGGCGGTGTAACAACTGAGTCATATACTTATGAAGTAGCGGCTGCTATTGGGCTGTGCGAGGGAGAAATAGGCGGCATAGGCCGAATCTGGGATTCCAGTACGGCCTATGAAAAACACGCGATAAATTCTAACTGGTCACTTGATAGCACGACGCTAGCAGCCATAAAGGCATTGTATTATGATTCCGACGGTGACGCACTCGATACTGAAGATGATTTATCGGTGTTTTATGGTTCGAAAGATCAAGATCCGTGGTCGTATATGACAAGTAAGCATAATGGGACAACCACATATACCGGAAGTGGCTCCGGCGTTGTATCTTCGGCCAATTCTTATAAAATAACAATTACCGTTCCCACAGGCTATACTTTCGGTAGCCTTAAGTCGGTAAGTGTTGACAGCGATTATTACAGCTTTAACTCATCCAGTTTAACTTTTACATTTAGCCCAGTATTCACCAATCAAACTATTACCTATACCTATACTTATTACGGATATAACGTATCGGATAATCATGCACTGGTATATCCGTATTTGGCGTATGCTGCCGGGTATATTAGCTTGGGATCGTCAAATTACCTAACTTCTTATGGTTTTGAAGTCTTTGGTAAAAATATTTACGGCTCCGGCAATCTTGACTGTGAGCCGTACTGGATAATCAAAGGTTTATTGACTGATGACGTTTTTGGTATTAATTATCCTACTGACTATATCGGAGACTTGACGGACTACCGAAACTATTGTTTGGCAAGCGGCATATTTCTATCGCTTGCAATAGACAGTCAATCGGAAACATCCGAAATACTAAATAACATCATAAAGGCGACCAATTCGCAGCCGGTAACAAGTCAAGGCACCTTAAAGTTAGTTCCCTATGGCACATCCACGATCACCGGTAACGGGGCAACTTATACGCCGGATTTGGATCCGATATACTCCTTAACCGATACTGATTTTATTTATGATAGCGACGATCCGTTGAAGCTCGGAACAGACGATACAAGTGACATTTACAATTTTCAACAGCTCACTTTTAAAAATAGGGCGGATGAGTACGCCGATGATGTGGTAAGCTGTGAAGATTTGGCCTGCATTGATGATATCGGTTTAAAAAAGGCCGACTCTGTGACGCTGGATTGCGTTACTACGTCAACCATAGCTGCTATTGTGGTACAAAATATCGCCGAGCGTACAATTTACCATCGTAACCAATACACATTTAAAACGCCATATTTCCCGTTTATCCTATTGGACCCAATGGACCTGATAGAAATAACGGATGAGTACCTGGGGCTTGATTGTGAACTGGTAAGAATAATTTCTATGGATGTTGGTTCAGATAAAATAATTTCATTTACAGTTGAAGAAGTCGGCATAACTAATAGCGGCACAGTTGAATATACAACACAATCTGCCGTTCGAGCTTCGGCCAATACCGCCACAAGCCCCGGCAGCGTAAATACGCCGGTGATTTTTGAGCCGCCTAGCGAGTTAGGCAATGGCTATGAAGTTTGGGCCGCTGTAAGCGGTGCCAGCGAGAGTTGGGGCGGTTGTTATGTTTACATCTCTTCTGATGGCGATACTTATAAAAATGTTGGTGAAATCACATCGAAGGCAAGACAGGGTGTTCTAACTGCGGCGTTAGCAAGTGGCGATGATCCAGATACAACCAATACGCTGAAAGTCAGCTTAGTGGAAAGCCTGGGCGAACTGGCTAGCGGCACACAGGACGATGCCGACGACTATAATACGCTTTGCTATGCAGACGGGGAATTGATTTCTTACGAAACTGCAACTTTAACGGATACCAATAAATATACTTTGTCCTATTTGCGACGCGGGGTGTATGGTACAACCAATGCCGAACATGCCAGCGGATCAGATTTCCTAAGAATCGATTCGGATAGATTTTTCCAATACGAGTTTACCGAAGCGGATATAGGAAAAACCGTTTATCTGAAATTTTGCTCCTACAATATTTACGGGGCAAGAGTAGAAGATTTGGCAGATGTAACCGAATACACCTATACCATCACCGGATCGGCCATGTATTCATCCCTAGATGATGTTACTAATCTAGCTATCTCTTACTCAAATAACCAAGCAGTTCTATCCTGGGATGCGGTTACCGACTTTAGAAGTCCTATTTATTACGAAATCCGTAAAGGCGATACGTTCTCAGAAGCCCAGGTATTAGGCCGGGTTAGTACAACCAGCTATACCCTACAATCTACCGGAACGTATTGGATTGCGGCAGTATTCCAGAAAACCTTTAATAGCAAAACATATATTGCTTATTCGGCAGACTGGGAAGAGATTGAATGTACGTTGGCGACTATCGCAACCAATGAGATTTCAAGCATTGATGAAGCTGGGACGGATTGGTCTGGTACTTGTTCCGGTGGTGCAGAGATAAAGGACAATATACTTTGCCTTGGTTCTGCCAATAACGTTGATGATATAACCGTAAATGTGGATACTATCGATGATTGGGACGAATACGGTGGGATTTCTACAAGTGGGATTTATACCATTCCGACCGATCATATTTTTCATGTGGATGAAGACCAGGCAATTACATTTACAGCGTCCTATGATGTTTCCGTTATATTGG